GTGTTGAGGGAAGTCACGTTTTCTAGCGAAATTTCCCCAAGCGGTTGCAAAAACTTCTTGACAAGGTGGCTAAGTTGTGGTTGAAAATTTTCAAGATCGGGGCCACGGGCGCGTGGTAAAATCGGGGCACCGGCGAAGCAAAAACAAACCATTGACTTGTTAGCGACGATTGACAACCGACGCAATATCGCTTATAATAAAGTCAACGAAACGATAAGAAAAAATGTTAATTACGGGGAGGATAACATAAAATGGCGAAAAAAGCAAAATTAACAAAAACGGAAACTTGGTTAAAAGGGCAAGCGCGTCAAGGTGCAAAATTAAGAGATTTATTGCCGACCGTTTCGCAATATAAACGGTTAAGCCCGGAATTAAGACGCAAGTATACTCGAATTATGATAGACTGGAAAAGTAAAAGTCCGTCGGTTAAGGCACGGGCTTTGGACCGAATGCAAAAATACTTTTATCATATTCCAGGGAAAACGGCCATTCAGATGACGTTGGGTGGTCGAATTCGGGCAAATCTAGAAACGGTTTACCAGCGACAACAAGAAGATTATATGTATTCACTCGAAGAAGCCCCGGGCGGAATTTACCGTCAAGGGAAGGCCGGTTCGGGTTACGGTTTTCAACGGTGGGAACATTTTAAGACTGATAAAAAGGGTCACGTGGTTGGTGGTCGAACAGCCAAGGAAGTTTCCAAGTTGATGATTTTCAAAAAATTGGACCGGGACCAATTGACCGTATCTAACGGGGAGATGAAAGAATACGTTGATGGGGTCGAATTTTACGACGACGGCGCGGAATTAACGGCCGTGGCTTCCTATGGGAACGGAAAACGCCGGTTCATTGACGTTTACAATAAATCGACCGATAGTACGGAAACGATCGAGGTTGACCTAGCACGGAAAGGTTACCCACGAAATAAAATCGACTGGGAAAGCCCAAAGGCACGACGAAGGGACGATATAACGGGTTGGGGATAATATGGAGAAAGCTAAAAAGCCAAATCAAAAGCCATTAATTTTTGCGGCCGATAGCGAAGCGCAAACAGCATGGAACGATACGGAATTAAGCGAGGAGATAGAACTAAAATTAAAAAAGCGGGCGAATGAAATTCGTCACCAATTGCGTTACCGTCGTTCGGTGCCGTTGACGTTAGAATTGCGCAAGCTGGAAAAAACGATCGCGATTAAAAGTACCGACCTTTGTGGCACCATGAACACTTACCTGTTAGGGTATTGCGAGATCGGTGGCGGCAAGCAAGCCGCCCAATGGTATCAACGGCGCGTTGAAAAATACGGGGTCGAAAAGGCGCAAGAACTTTGGACTGATCGACATGTTCGCTATTGGTTCAAGCCTGAACCGACCGATGAACCGTGGGAGGCCATGTTAGCCGATATGGCGCAAAAGTACCAGGATAAAATCGGTGATGGCAAACGCTGGTTTGCGGTGATTTATTTTCACAACCTCGATTATGACGCACAAAACTTAATTCAGCATATCGTCGACCAGGATTTTGAACATAAATTTAGCGACGTGAGCGTCCTACACAACGGGACCTTATATAGCCTCGCGTTTAAATACGCGGGGTGCCATTTTGAGTTGCGTGATAGTATGAAAATTTACAACCAGGCACTCGCTAAACTGGGCGCCAACGTGGGGTGGCCGAAAAAGACCGAAGCCGCCACTTACCGCTGGATTGACTTAGTAAATGAAGAAGAAGTTGTAAAGCATGAAACGTATTATTTTAAGCATGATATTGCGGTTCTCGCCGCGATCATGCGCAAGCACGTGGAAAAGTTTCCGGGTCAATTGCGCCTAACGGCCGCTGGGTATGCCGAAGCCGATTTAAAAGAAATGGTAAAGAAGGACGACAAAATACACGGGACCAGTCATTACAACGCCCTATTCCAGGCCAAGTACACCAACGACCAAGAAAGGTATTTGCGGGAGGCGTACTTCGGCGGGTTTGTTTACGCTAATTACAAGATAGTGAACAAGGAGCTGAACCGCGGGCTAGTCGGTGACGTCAATTCGCTTTATCCTTCGGTCATGCTTAACCGCAATTATCCTAATTGGCGGTCGTTGCGCAATTTAAAGGAGGAGGAGTTTAACCAGCTTGACCTTCACGATTACAACGTATTCGCCGTGGTAACGATTAAGGTTAAGAAAATGCGTTTAAAACCGGACGGCGTGCCGTGCTTTCCGAAAAAATCGGCCTTTGGTATGGCACGGGAAATTTTTAGCGAACAAGACCTCGCCGATAAAAAAGCTATTTTAACGAATTTCGACCTTTACTGGATTGAACAAAACTACCATATCGAATACGACTACGTTAAAGGAGTGATTGCCCGTGAACATATCACGCGGCCGTTCACGTCGTTTATTTTAAAGCACAAGCAAGAAAAGGAAGCGGCGGTCCGGGCTGGTAACAAGGTCGACAAGATGATCGCCAAAATTCATTTAAACTCGACTTACGGAAAGTTTGCCCAACGTAAAATTACAACCCGATCGGTCTTAACCAGGGCAAGCAACGGGACGATCGGTTTTGGGGAGGAACTGGACCCGAACGCGAAGCCCAAAGACCATAACATTTTGATTGCGGTATTTATTACCGCTTTTGCGCGTGACGTGTTATTATCGATGATTGAAATTTTAAAGCATGAACCGCACGCCACCTTTTGGTATTGCGACACCGATAGTTGCCATTTTGGTTACGACGGCGACTTAGATATAGTCAAGGACGACGAAAAAATATTCCAGGAATTGCATATTCCCTTCGACCCGTCAATTTTCGGGAAGTGGAAACCGGAACAGCATATGACCAAGGCGCGTTACCTGGGAAGCAAACGATACTGGGAGGAGGACCCCTTGCTGGGCGAGGGCATTATTAAGGGGGCCGGAATACAAGCCGCCGGCAAGGACTACCTCGCAAAGCGCGGAATTGGTGCCTTTAAGTACCGCAAGGATAAGCCGATCATTGTTCCCTTCACCGTGTCGAAGAAGGTTAAAAACGGCGTTAAGATTTATAATTCCATTAAATTGATCGAGCCAACCCCGGCCCAAGAAAAAATGATCGAAAATCTTTGATTTACTGTTGACACACGACCAGGATATGTTATTATATAAATGTAGCAAGGGAGGAAAAGAAATAAACCTTCCAAGTTACCAGGTGGATAGAATAGCATAGCATAACATAACAAAAGGAGAAAAAGATTATGCCATTAACTGTATACGAAAAGCACAACGTCCGCGGCGGAATGAACGCCATTGTAACTGGGTTTGTTGATTACAACGTCCTGAACGCCCCACGGACGCCAAAGGCAACGAAGTTGGTTCCCGACCCAAAGCCGGAATACGTGATCGCCTTATCTGAATTCGTGATTAAGGGCGACCCGGAACTGGTGGAGGCTTTAAAGGAAACGGCGTACGCTAACGGTCAAAAGATTAGCTTGCGTGACAAGTCACCGTTCGCACCAGTCATTTTCGGGAGCGACAACCGTAAGACGACCGGGGACGCCTTTATTCCCGAAGGTAAGTGCGTTAAGGCTGGGACCGCGGTTCACGTTCACGTGCAAACCTTCGACACGCCATTGAACGTTGGTTGCGGATTCGACGCTTTGAAGTTTGCCACGCCATTGGACCAAGTCGAAGTGGTCGACGCCGGCGGTTCTGTTAGCGCTAGTGTATTCGATCAATTCGAGGACCAAAAGCCGGTTGACTGGTCGGAATAAAAATTTAGCCATTAGGGCGGGCCGTAACGCCCGTCCTTTTTTGATAAGGAGGCAAAACATGACTGGTAAAGAATTTCAGGAACTAATTCGCAAGACCGGCCGCCAAATTTTAATCGCGTGCGAGAACTACACAACGACTTTTCCCGAAGCGGTGTTGGCTGGTAAAATTAAGGTTGCGCTGAACTTTCAGGACGTCGACCGGTTGTACTTTAGCTTGCTGGAGGTGCAAAAAATCATCGACGGCAACCATGATCGTGAGTGCTTGCGATTACGGAAACTAATTAACGGTTACTTACAAAAGGCGCTAAACTTTAATCGGGAGGTGTAACCTTGAGAATAGATAAAGTCGAACGGCGTCTTTACAAAATTCACCGCAACGAAACGCGTAAAGATACCGACGAAAACTTGTACGGTGACAACTTCGCCACGATGGAGCAAGACTACTATAATATTTACGTTGACTACTTTACGAACCTGGTGCTGAATTTAATCACCTACGAAAACGCACCCGACACCCTCGACGAACGGTTCCTCGAGTTTAATCTTCGTTACTACGGTTACGCGCGGGTCGGTGGGGTTGATAAGGATAACGTGTTCGTGCTAGGTCAAAATCAGAACGGGGAGTATGGTTTAAACGCCCTGGGGTCCTTAATCGATCAGTCAACCATTCCGAACCCGTTCGCGGTTGACGATCGCACCCAAGAACTACCGTACTTAACTCGCATGAACTACCAGGACAAGAACGACGGTTACGTAACGATTTGCAACAAGTACAATTATTACATGGCTGGGTTAATGACGACCTTTACCGATATGCAATTGGTCGATCGGGTAAGCAAGTCCCTCGCCAAAATTAAAGCGAGTGAAATGCGAAACATTGACTTGATGAAACAACAGTTTATCGGTTTAACCAAAAACAAGAACTTAACCGCTAACCAGGTTTTTCAACAAATTCAAGAAGGAAAAAGTTTTATTGGGGTCGATAGTGACCTGGGCGATATTACCAGTATTTTGGACGTCACCGACTTTAATATCCAAGATTACCTACCATCGCTCAAGACCGCATGGAACAACGAAGTTTCCGAATTGCTTACCATGCTGGGAATTGACACCGTCGGGGTTGATAAGAAGGAGCGCCTGGTTGCGATGGAGGCGGCGGCCAACGCCCAACTCACCGAAGCAAGTGCCAACGTTTACTTACAAGCCCGCAACCAGCAATTGGAAATTTTAAACCATGTATTGGGAACCGAAATCGAGGCAACGTTTAACCAACAAGCCTTCCAGCAATTAGTAAAATTACAAGACGCACAAAACACCGGCGAAATTGACGTCGACCAAAACAATGATAATGAAATTGACCAAGGGGAGGAAATTTAACCATGATCCACAAAGCTGTTTACGAAATGAACAAGTCTTACGCCCAAAACATTCACGACGTTTTAACCAAGTATATGGACGAACACAACTACAATAGCGCGGCCGCCTTCGTTCATGATTTTAACGAACTGGTCCCGGACGCTCCCGTTGCGGAAAGCACTTTCCGCAATTGGCTTCGCCAACAGTCCTTACCTAACCTTTACTACCTGGTTCGCCTTTCCCAATTTATGGATATTGACCTTTACGACTTAATTTACAATTACCGACTGGAGGGGGAGGACGCTTAATGGCAAAGTATACAATCGAATTAGGGTCGATGGTTTCGGCCCACGCCCACTTAATGGCGACCCAAGGCGATGATCGGATTTTAAACATTAGTGACGGGAGCGGCTACGAAAAGACGTTCAATATGCCCGACTTCGTATGGCACTCCCCTAACGAAGTGATCGACCTTTACGCCCGTTCGTTCATCGATCGGCACGTGGGAGCCGACCTTCAGGAAAACATTACCGACCAGGACGATTTAAACAAGGCGATTTATGATGGATTTTGCCGGACGCTGGTGCGGCACTTTTGGGGTTATGAAATTGGACAAGAAAACCCGCTTTACTTCTTGGTCTTGTTACGGGAGTGCCTGGATAGTAACTTACCTATCTGGTACCAAGGCTACCAAAAGCTCTTTATTGATAAGGCGCAATGGATAACGAACGTAAGCGACGGCACCAGCCTCACGGTTACGAAGTCGGACGCCAACGGTTCCAGCAAACAGTCCTCGATCGCGGGTAACGCGGACACGCCGCAAAACGAACTCGATTTTAAGATGAACACCGGGGACCCAACAGACGATTACAATTTCCACTACGCAAGTGACGTCAACGGCGCGAAGTCAACGGGAAGCACGGTCAACACCGCCAACGGAACGTCGAACACGACGACGCATAGCGAAGGCCGGAACGCGATTATTACCGACCTTCTTAACCGAATGCTACAATACACCAACGGAATTTACTTCGATTTATTCGACAAGATTAAGGCGCAACGCTTATTTATGGAGGTTTTCTAATGAACACGATGGACGATTTAAAGGACTTATTAATTGAGATGGATTGCACCCCGGACCACGTCGGGGAGTTGGTGAACGCCATTCGCGATTTATCTAATGGCCACCGCCGCTTACCTGTTTGCATGGCCCTCGCCGTTTACCTCAAGTTTTTAATCTCGCAATCAGATGGCGACGATCACGAAACGGAACTCGAGGTCATTTTAGACCTTGCCGACGCTTACGGGGTTGACCTTCGACAACGCGAATAATCTATGCTATAATGTAATTAACTAATTGGGGCTAATTGAGTAGCGACGCGGACTTCAACGTGTGAAAGCGGCCGCGCGCTTTGGGCTTGAAACGCCGCCATTATCCCGATTGGTGCCGGCGACCGCTGGGTTTTTACCTGGTGGTCGCTTTTTTGTGTTAAAATAAAGGTAGCTCAACAAGGAGGTTTCACGCGAATGAACGATAATATAGATAAAATTTTGCACCTGGACCCGAACGAAGTTGCCAAGTTTGAACGAATTATGAACGAAGTCAATGGTTACATGGACTATCATAAGAACCAGGAAACGCCACCCACGATTGACGACCTGGACCAATTCCATAAGACCTGGTTTTACAATAACTGGAGCGTCCGTTTCCGGCGTTTGTCGTCGTTTACGAACCTGGGCGCCCGCGGCGTGATTGCTATTCCGAACACGACGTTCGAGGAATGGTTGTGGTGGTTCCACGAATGGGCCGAAGCCTTAACCGACGATTACAACGAATTCAAGAAGATGGTGTACGAAGCCCTATTGCTTATTCAAAAGCACCTGGAGGGGATCGATAAAGTTTTACAAGACCATGAACAACGTATCACTAACCTCGAGAACGAAGTTAAGGAAATTAAGCAAGAGATTAAGAACCTGGGCGATGAAATTACCCAAGTCAAGAAGGATATACAAAACCTGGGCGACCAGATTACGAATATTCAGCACCAGTTAGGTAACAGTAACGACGCGCTGGGCAAGATTTTGCAAGGGTTGAAAAACGCCGGCGTCTGGAACCAAACCGGTGGCACGATTTTCGAGGGGCAATTTAACCCTGGTATGGCCGTTGCTGGTGGTAATATCAATATCTTTGGTGGCGCCCAAGACGGTGGTTCCTTTATTAGGACTAACGGTGGCCAAACCGAAAACGATATTACCGCCGGAATTTAAGGAGGTGGCCTAATTGTCAATTCTACAATTAACCGGCCGCTTCGATAGCCAAGGTGGTGTCTATTCGGCCGTTGACGAACACGCGGTGCCGGCCTGGTCAACGGGCGGCGTCGATAATAAGGGCAACTGGTGGGGCGGTCCAGGGACGGACGAAAACGAAGCCTTTTATTGGTCGTTAATCGGCAACCGGGGCTTTATCCAATACGGCAAGAACCACCCCGGTTGGGCTGGTTGCCGTTTCGTCGATGAAGTCCTCACCTGGACGAACGAACAGCAACACGAAGATGGGAGCATTTCTTGCGACGTCACGGTCGACGTTGGTCATTATAATGGCCGGCGGACTGATTACTTCCGGGGTAACGTGCCCGTTGTTCACACGCTCAAGGTCGGGGGCCAAACCATCGCCACTTATTCTGGTGGGACGGGTGATAGTTTCGACGTGGCCCCGAACCCGGGACGCATTACCACGCATATCACCGTGGGGCCGCAACAGTATAGCGACAGTATTCAACTATTTATGGAGGTCCACTACCCAACGGGAATTTTCCCCGACGCGCATTTTGCCGCTGGGTTGACGCTATACAACCCGACGCCGCCATCTTACATTCCGATGGCGACGCGCAAGAATGGGCAATGGTTAAACCTTAACGATCATGGCGGCCATATTCTAATTCGGCACGGCGGGTGGCAAGACAAGTCGAAGGAATTGTTTACCACCCAACGGCAAGAAAACCAGGGCCATAACCGCATTCGCCGGGGCGGCCGCTGGTTACAACTCCCAAAAATGTAAGCCAAAATAATAACGTCGCTTGCCAAAGCGGCGTTTTATGGTAAAATAAAGTCAAGAAAGGAGTGTCAACAAATGTTAAAAATGGTTGACGTTTATTCCGGTTCGCCGCGAAGTTATGCGACGTTACCGGACGTTGATATTGTAACGATTAAAGCAACGCAAGGAACGGGTTACGTGAACCCTAATTGCAACCAAGATTACGCGGCCGCCAAGGGGGCCGGGAAGTTATTAGGTTTGTATCACTACGCGGGCGGTGGCGACCCGGTTGCCGAAGCCGATTATTTCATTAACAACATTAAGAACTACGTCGGGGAGGCCGTCCTTGCCCTGGACTGGGAAAAGTATCAGAACCCCGCTTTTGGTAACGCGGGTTGGTGTCGGCGGTTCATGGACCGGGTCCACGAAACGACCAAGGTATGGCCGTTAATTTACGTTAGTCAATCGGCGATCGCGCAAGTTGCTAATTGCGCCAACACTTGCGGGCTATGGGTTGCTTACTACAAATACTCACAACCGTTAAACTGGAACTACCAAGGGGCCGGCTTTAGCGTTGCCCCGTGGTCGGCATTCACGGCGCACCAATTCACCGGAACCGATATGGACCGAAGCATGGTCAATACCGATCGCGAAGGCTGGTTAAAACTTGCCCGCGGTGATCGGGACGAAGCGACCCCGGCACCGCAACCGAAGCCGCAACCAGCACCCGCACCAGCGCCGCAACAACCGGCCGGGGGTTTCACCGATAGGCTGGGCGACCACTGGACGTACGAAAACGGGACGTTCACCAGTAACACACCTTTGCACCTGCGTTGGGGTGCCCGGCCTAGTGCTTCGGTGATTGCGGTGCTACCGGCGGGGTCCACGATTAAGTACGACGCCTGGTCCCGGGGAAAAGATTTTGTCTACGTCCGACAGCCTCGAGGCAACGGCCAATTCGGTTACGTGGCGGTTCGCGACGCCCGCACCGGGGAGGCTTACGGGTCATTTAAATAAGAAGTAAGGAGGAAAAGAAAATGGCTGGAAAAATTATTAACTACGATGGCGACGAATTTAAGTGCATTGATTGCATACCCGAATATAGTGAATACCCGACGATTTACGTGGCCAAAACGCCACACGTTACCGAAACGGGACGGTCTTACCAGGTGATTAACACCGCCTGGGGCAACCAAAAAGTTACGCACCCGATTGCTGGGCACGAAGTTGGTTCCGGCTACCTCCAGGTTCCCCTCCCCCGTCGGAACGGAAAACGGGTGTTTGCGTTAATTCACCGGTTAGTTTTGGCGGCGTGGGGCCACGTGCCAAAAAATTATCAAACGCTCCAGATAAACCATCGCGATGAAAACTCTTATAATAATCGCCTTGAAAACCTCGAATGGGTTACGCCGCGCGAGAATAACAATTACGGAACGCACAACCAGCGGGTCGCCAATAGTAGTGTAAAGCACGCCACTTCGGCGCAAATGGTGGCAATTAACATTCAAACGAAACAAGAATTTCACTTCGCCATTGGACGGGAATGCGCCCGCCGCCTTGGTTTAACTCAGTCTAGTGTTTGCAAGTGCCTATGGGGCCAACGATACCAGCACCGCGGTTACGTCTTTTGCTGGGAGGAAGAATATTCGCCCGCCAAAGTTGACGAACTGATCGGCAGGGCCACCCGTCGCAAAACGAAAAACTAACGACAAAAGCGGCTTAACGCCGCTTTTTGTGTTATAATGATTGAAGAAAACAATTTTTCTTTTTTCTATGAAAGGAGATACCACTAATGCAAACAAACGTTTCACCAACTACGCAAACCGTTGGGAACATTCGCGACCAGCGGACCTTATTCTCTGGGCAGGCGCAAACGCGTCAATACACGGACGCTGAAAAGCCGGTTGTATTTAAGACCCGTGAAAACAAGCAACTGGGCCAAACTTGGGACGACCCGAAGGTGGCCGGAATTCTAGCGCAAGATACGCACCAGTAAAAGGAGGTTAAACAAATGGCAATTAACACCGAACTACTCGACGCGCTGGGCGATAGCACGATTGTTCAAGCCATCGGCGGTTTGTACGACCTGGGGGAGGACGCTACCCCACTTTTGGCCGATCACCTGGACCAAATGACCGACGTGCAAGACCGCGTTTCCGCTTTGCTGGACGCCACGAAGGACCTTTACGCCGCTTACAAGGAACAAGCCGAACAGCTCCAGGCGCAAAAGGACGCTAACGTGAAATTAATGTACGACGCCACGCAACGCGGCCTCAAGACCGATAACGCGATTAAGCGCGAGGAACAAGCCGAAAACGCTAAGTTTGATGACGAACTCGCCAACATTGAACTCGATTAAAGGAGGTTATTAACTAATGGCTCAATCTAAGTTAGCAACGGCCACCAGCGAGGCGGTCGGCCACACCGTCACCGACGACCAGATTTTAAAGAACGCCCTCGACACGATGGGACCAGAAAACAACTTGCCGGGCTACCACGCCGGCGACAACTTCGTTCCTTATGGGCAATCATTTTTGAACAACCCGGACACTTACTTCGACTACCTTAACACAATCGCCGTTAAGTACGGGTTAGTATTTATTAAGCAAGCCCTCGCCCAAAACCCACTTTACGCTTTCAAGCGCGGACAAATTCCTTACGGTGGGAAGATTGAAAGCGTCGTTTTCGACACCATTTCCCCGAAGGTTTACCGACCGGACAAGATTTCCGGGGCTGAAAATCCATTCGCTCAAAACTTCGGCCGCGTCGTTGGGAACACGTACACCCACTGGTTCGATATTGAAAGCTCGAACACGATCGTCGACACCCAAGACACCATGTTCTTTCAAAACCTTCAGCAATTCCACGACTTCGTTTATGGTAAGGTTGCGCAACTGGTTAACGGGGCCGTGCTGGACGAATTCTACCAAACCAAGATGACGTTAAGCAAGTCATTGGCCGATGGTATGATTGCTAAGACCAGCGTCGACAACGTCAAGGACCTGCAAAAGAAGATTTTGTACTACGCTCGCCGGTTCCAATATTTCTCCCGCGACAACAACGCCCTGGGAATTAACCAGGCCACCCACGTTTCCGATATTGAAGTTATCGTGCCGCTCAAGACTTCGATTGATATTGACGTTGATTTCGTGGCCAACGCATTCAACCCCGAATCCTTCAAGGCCACCCAGGTTCACTTTACCGAAGTGGACGCCTTCCCGGACGTCTGGGCCTACACCGCCGACCACACCGTTACCACCGACGACGTTGACAAGGGTTACGTTGACGCCCGGGTCCACCCAATTGGCTCCGCCATTAAGAAGGGTGCCATTGCTACGGCCAACGCTACGGACGCTGAACAAACGCTGGTCGGTGACCAAGTCGGTGCCCTGGTCCTGGACCGCGACGCCCTCCAATTATGGGACGCTTTGCCGTTGACCCTTTCCACGATGAACAACCCGAAGAAGCGTTACACGAACATTTTCCTCAACCAAAAGACGGCCCTAATGTTCGTGCAAGCCTTGAACAGTCGGGCAATTATGCTCAAGTAACTACCTCAAATTAACAGCGTTTTGGTGTATAATAAGGGAAGAAAAGAATTTTCTTCTCTTATTTTTTTTTATTTCTTTTTATCGATAAGGAGGTTTTTTATATGCGAATTACCCGCGCGGGGTTTACCGACGAAGATTTCTACGGGGCCAATTACACCGACCACGTTCATTTCCGGTACTTGCATAAATTACTTCGGCAAGTGCCGAACCTTACCCTTTCCGACGCGGCCGACGGAAAGTTTACGCAAGGAGTGACGCAAGCGGCGAAGTCCTCGAAGTATGGGAGCAACACTTACACGGCAACGGTAACGACGATGAACGCCGATCACGCCACCAGCGATCATATCGTCAACCCGTTCATCGACGACCAACTCGCCCAATTCTACCAGCTCGAAGTCAAACCACAAATTGATCGTTTAGATAAGTTGATTGCCGACTTAACCAAGGTCGTTGACCAGCAAGGACAAGCGATTAACGCTTTGCAAAGCACGGTTCACGACCAGGGCGAAACGATTACGACGTTACAAGGTACGGTTAAGACCCAAGGCGACACGATTACGACCCTTGAACAACGGCTCGCCGCCCTGGAACAACCAAAATCAGCTAACTAAAAGGAGTGATAATTTATGCGTATTGACGACAAGCGTTTCTACCCGTCCAATTGGCAGGACTTTATTCACAAGGGCGCGATTACGGAACTCTTTAAGGCCGTGCCGGAAATTGATATTCCCGACCTGGACGCAACGACGATCGATAAGGTGGAATACCAAAAGGACGCTAACGGCGAATATCGAATGTTAGTCGACTACACCGACCAGGACGGGGCGTCCCACAACACGATCATCAACCCGGCGATCACGCAACGGGTCATTGCTTTGGCTAACCAGGAAGTGGTTAAGCACTTCCTTTACACGCAAAACGGGCAAGATATTAATATCCAAACGATGAAATTCGTTGACGATAAGTTGCAGTTACAACTGGTTGACGGGCAATCAATCGAATTGGACCTCAAGCCGCTGGTTCCCCGCATTAACGTCATTGGTCCCGACGGGGAAGTCCTCCAAAAGGACCTTAATTACCAAGTTGGTGACGATAGCATTGTTTTCGTTGACCTCCACGGTAACGAAACGAAGCTGGACTTTAAACAACTGGTTCACGTGGCGGACTACCAACGCGACCAACAAGCGATCGCCCAAAAGTTTACCGACTTCGATAACAAGAAGTTGGATAAAAACGAATTCGATCAATTCACCCTTACGAACCAGGCGGCCCTGGACAAGAAGGTGGACAAGACCGCGCACGCCCAAGACGTTGACCGCCTCCAGGGCGAGATTGACACCAAAGCCGACCGGACTTACGTTGACGATCAATTCAAGTTATACGTCAAGCTAGTTGATTTTAATACATTTAAGGAAAAAATCTTATCCACGATGGAAACAAAAGCGGACAAAACCGCGATGGCCGCCGAACTGGATAAGAAGGAGGACAAGACCGCACACGCCCAAGACGTCACGGACCTTCAAAACCAGATTAACGATCGCACGACCCACGCCGAAACGGACGAAGCCGTTAGCAAGACGATCAAACAAATTAAAGACTGGGCGGACCCTATTCACAACGACTTCCAGCAAGCATTAAACGCGAAGGTCAACCAGGTATTGTTCGACGACCTCCAAAAGCAGGTCGAGAACATTAACTCCCTCAAGGTAAGCAAGGCCGACTACGAACGCGACAAGGCCGGGTTTGCTACGATTGCCCAATTAGGTGACTACGTAACTAGCCATTACTTATCGCAAAACCACTACACCAAGGCCGAAGTCGACGCCCTTTTATCGACTAAGGTCGGGCAAGCGGCGTTAAATGACCTTCAACATATGCTCCAGGAACAAATCGATAGCAAGGCCAACGCGAGTGACGTGGCCGCCGATCACTACACCAAGGCCGAAGTTGACGCCTTGATTAAGACGGCGCAAACCACTAACCAACAAGTCTTTATGCCGTACGTTTCTTCCGATGGTAATTGGCACGTTAAGTTGGTCAAAATTAATTCCGACGGGACCGTAACCGACGTCCCAAAAACGCAAGAATAGTGATATAATGAAAGTATCAAAATAAGGAGGTTTTTCCATGGCTTTACAGCTAGATATTGATTTAGGCGTTAAAGCGCAAGGCCCGCAAGGTGAACGCGGCCCGGTTGGTCCCCAAGGTGTTCAAGGGGTTGCCGGTGAACGGGGTCCGCAAGGGGTCCAAGGGGTTGCTGGTAAAGGCTTCTCCATTTCCAAGACCTACACCAGCGTTTCCGCGATGAACGCCGACCTTTCCAGTTTGACCGAAGGTGATTTTGCGATGATCGCGTCTAACCCGGACGACACGGACAACGCTAAGTTGTTTGTTAAGCAAGGTTCCGCAATGAAGGAAATTGCAGACCTTTCCGGGGCGCAAGCTATTCAAGGCCCACGCGGTCCGCAAGGGGTCCAAGGTGAAGCTGGTCCAAAGGGTGACCAAGGTATTCAAGGTCCGGTTGGCCCGAAGGGTGACACTGGTGCCAAGGGTGAAACTGGTGCCCAAGGTATTCAAGGTCCTCAAGGTCCGCAAGGTATTGCCGGTAAGATTTACAAGCCGTACGTTTCCAGCGATGGCAATATGCACGCTAAGTTAATCAACCCGGACGGTTCCGACGCTACCGCCTAACGTTACGCTTCCCGCGTCGCTCAACTAACCACTTGGTTAGCGGCGACGCTTTTTTAATAACAAGGAGGTTCTAAAATGACCCTACCATTAAATCTACTTTTGTTCTCGCGCGTCCTGGACGAGAAAACCATTACTCCCACGTCGTACACGACGATGAACGACCTTACGACCCCCGGTTTTTACTACGTGAAAATGAAGGCACTTAACTCGATGTTGTATAATCTTCACCTTTTGGTTAGTGCTAACGACGATAGCTCACGTGTTTTACAGTTACTTGTACCCGAAGTAACGGACGATGAAAACGCGGGGTTACAAATCCGCCAACGTATTGACGGTACATGGTCAGAATGGAAACGTTTAATGACCGAAGCCCAAGTTACCACCAAAATTGACCAGGTTTTAAAACAGCATGGGTTAATTCAATAATAAGTAACTATGGCCGGGCCGCCTGGTCCGGCCGTTTCTATAATGGGAGGTGAAAAATTACCATGAAAAAGACAAAGTATATTAACGTTGACCAGTTTCAACAACCCGAATACCCCGTGACCTTTATTATTGGTGCCCGTGGGGTCGGTAAAACGATTAGCTCCGTTTCCAAGAAGTTAAAAAGCAACTGGGCTAATCACACCATGTTTATCTACCTGCGGCGCTACCAGTCGGAAATTGAAACGGCTAGTTTCAACCTCGCGCTTTTGTCGAAGCTAGTCGGCCATACCGTGACCCGTGACTGGGCCACCGACAAGAACGGGAAGAAGGTTGATTGCTTGCTGGTCGACGGAACGGTCGTTTGCTACCTGCTCGCGCTATCAACGGCGGCCAAGTACAAGTCGAACGATTATTCCGACGTAACCGAAATTGTCTACGACGAATTTATCGACCCGCGCGGCCGGGAACTGAAAAACGAAACGAAACTCTTTTTGAACTTCGCCATGACGGTTTTTCGTGACTTTACCAAGTACCACGCCCTATTCCTCGCCAACGCGACTAACCTTTACAACTGTTATTTCCTGGACTTTATGATTTTACCCAAGTATAAAATCACGAAATTCTCAAAACTGGGAATTAAAATCGTCATGTATCAAACGTCCGACGAATTGAACGCCGAACACTATAACAGCGTCCTGGGTAAGCAAGTCCTTCGCCTCGAAGGGGAGGATAGCTCCAGCCTTGCGAACCGCTTCGACAACGCCTACGATGATTTTATCTCCAGCTTGGACAAGTACGCTAAATATCAAATGACTATTCGCCTGGGTGGGGTTGCCTACGGAATTTATACCGACCTCGATTACATTATCATCTCGACCAAGGTTGACCCGTCGTTCCCCGACCAATACGCCATGACCTACGACGACGCCGGCAACGACTACCCGATGATCGACCCAATGCAAACGAACAGTTTTATTGCCGCTTTTAAACGGGGTCAACTTCGGTTCACCGACGTTAAAAGCCGCTCAAAATGGCTAACATTCTTTAAACACCCACGCGTAACGGGAGGTGGCCTCTAGTGTCAACCATGATCGAACGAAAAAATTACGCGGCGCAATGCTTACTCGCCCGTGGGTTAAACAAAACCACCATTATCGCCATTCTTTGCAATGGCTATCATGAAAGCGCCGGGTCGTTCTCACCGACCCAAGGACAAATTGGCGGTGGTGGGGGCTTCGGAATATGGCAATGGACGGGTAACGCCCGGCAAAGTGAGATTGTAAGCTATGCGCGAACGCATTCTGAAAAGGACGCCATTAAGTGGCAATGCAATTTCCTGGTCGATAACCGCCCGAACCAATGGATTGCCAAAGCTGGGTTATTATGGAACGACTTCCTCCACAACACGCCTAACCGCGACTGGAAATGGCTCACCTGGTGCTTTTGCGTTTCCTGGGAGCGGCCTGGAATTCCGCTAATGAACAGCCGGTATGCCGCCTACAACAAAATTATGCCGATCGACTGGGGCAACGGTGGAGGTGGCGGTGGCGGCAACATTGGCGGCAACACCAAACCCGCCACGACCGCTCGCAAGTACCCGACCATGAAACAGTGTATGGCCCTTTACGACAAAATGCACCCACGCAACAACACGCCCGAAAACCCTAATAACCAAAAGCCGAACCCCGGGGGCGGCGGGGCCGTCGGCGGCTTCGACCCAAAACCTTGCCTCGATTATTTCTACGCGCATATGGGGCACATTTACTACTCTATGCCGGGTCGGGCGGGAGTTTATTCCGGTCGGTCCGCTGATTGCTCCAGTTTCGTTTCATATATGCTTCACCTGGGCTATCACGACAACAACAACATTCTATACACCACCGAAACCTTGCACGATCGCTTAACGGCCCTTGGGTACCATTGCGTCGAACAAGGGTCGGTCCGGGTCGCGAACCACCCGTTTAAAACTGGTGACGTTATTATCCTGGGGCGCCGTGGTTCTAGTCTTGGGGCGGGCGGCCACACGGGAATTTGTCTTGACGCTCCCCGGTTTTTCGATTGTAACTACACCAGCAACGGCCTCAAGATTTACGCTTCCGGGCAAGCCTTTCTTAATTGGAACTACGCCACCAATTATTGGTACCATTACACGAAATAAAGGAGGTTTTTTACCGTGTCTGAAATTCCCTACATTGCGATCGACGACTACGTGGCCGACTTTGCCGCGACGCCCGACGGGGTCTTTTCCGGGACGGGGTCCCTGGTCGTCCCGTTTACCATGATTGATATTAGCGGCGAAACTCACTTTTCCTACCTAGGACCCGACGAACACGCGTTTGTTTCATGGCTACCCTTGTACGATGATTACTATTGGTTATTTCAATGCAAGGGCGAATTAGTCGTCGACAAGGAAGAAACTCACCCCGGACAAATTAACCTTTACGGTCAAGGACAAACCTTAACGAAGCCGGGGGCCTTTAACTTCCTATATTCGACGGTTAAAAAGCCTTTCCGGGTCGATAAAATTTCCATGACCCGGCACTCCTTCCCCTTTACCTATCAATCGCGGCAAGCGCGCACGGGTAAAATTGACGGGGTAAACTTGATTGACCTTCGCGACCAAGACGCGATGGCGGCCATTGACGACCAATACGGCCAATTTATGGACGACGTCCAAACCGATGATTTAATTCGTTTAAATCTGGGTGAAATGCTGGGAGTTGACGGAATATGACCAAAAACTTGTTTGCCGACGTTTCCAGCCATAACCCCGATACCCCGGGTTATTTCCAGGCCCTAAAAAACGCCGGTTGCAAAGGGGTGGTAATTAAATTAACCGAAGGCACTTACTACACGAACCCGTTGGCCCGCAATCAGATTGCGAACACCAAGTCCCACGGAATGAAAGTCAACGCCTACCATTTCGCCCGCTTTACCAGCGTCGGCGGCGCGCAAGCCGAAGCGAATTATTTCCTGCGCGCCTTAAAATCGCACGGGGTCGGCACCGACGCCGTCGTCGTGAACGACTTCGAGGCCACCCACGCAAGCGTGGCGGCACTGAACGCCTTTTACGGACCCCTCGAGGCGGCTGGTTACAAAAACATTTCCATCTATTCTATGCGGTCCTGGTTCACCGCTGGTTACTTTAACGGCGTACGGGGGCTTAAATGGGTGGCCGAATACGGCCGTTCGGCTTGCTCGATTAAGTGCGACGCGTGGCAATATACCAGCACGGCCTCCATCGCGGGTAGGTCCACGGACTTGTCATGGGACTACCAGGGCGCCTTCACCAGCAACACGGGTGGCACCACGGGCAACTCGCAAAGCAACGCCGATCGTGAGAAAAACCAGCAAAAGAACCAGAACGACAAAACCAAACTCGCGTACTGTTATAGCTTGCAAAACTTGTTCTTTACCCAAGTTTACGACAAATGGCTCCACTAAAAAGGAGGGTTACTATTGCTTACTTTAATTCGTCAATCAACCGGCGAGGCGCTATTCAGCTCCAATTCTATTTACGGAATTTTGGACTTGCTATTAATGAACTGGGGCCCCGACCCTAATTTCCACTTAATTTACGACCAGGACGCGGCCACGATCACCGCCAACGGGGTTGATTACTTGCTCCAGTACCACGCTTTGGGCGGCAACCCACGCGGGGAGGTGCTTATCAGTGAATGAAATTAACTACCTAATTATTAGCGGCGATCGCAATATCGTGGACTATGGCCTGGACCTTGTTTACACGCTCCACCACTTTATTCGCGGCCAACAGTTTAACCAACTCACGATTGAACCCGCTCCCGACGATTACGACCTCCCGGTTCCGGCAACCGGCGCGACCGACCAGGACGCCACCGCCACCGTTAATTACCCGGTTCACCAAGCTAAAAAAATTCAGCTTGACGACCAAACCTTTTATCTCGCTTACTTCACCCTCGACCCTGGTTCCGACAAGGAGGACCCACAACCATGACTTTTGATGAAATGCTTGCTTTTGCCGGTAGCGGCCTCGACCAAACTAACCTTTTGATTACGTTTGCCATCTTGGACACCGTGTTAGGCTTTTCGCTTCACTTGCGCAATCGTCACCCACTAATCTCGAATACCTTTCTTTCCGGTGTCACCCGCAACTTCGTGCCCGCTTTCCTACCGGCCTTACTCCAGTTGTTACATGACCAGCTAAAATCAACCACGCCATCTTATCAATACGCCGAATTCTTTATTTTTATCTGCGCCGGCTATTTCTTATTGCAAAGTATTATGGCTAATTTAAACGGCCTGGGCACGCCGCTTCCGAAGTGGCTCACCAAGTGGCTAACCAATGAACTCGAAGAAAAGGGGTTGAAATAATGGCTACGCGAAAATTATCGACGATTACACTTTACCGACAAGTCCAGTTTGACGATACTTATAAGCACGTCGTCAATTGGCACACCCAAGATGAACTGGACCGCTTCCTGGATAGCTACGACCACATTACTGAACAAACGTCGTACCAAAACCTTAATAAGCCAATTCGCTGGGACACGATGAAAAACTACCAGCTCCAAAGCTCAAAAGGTACTAACCAACCATTAACCGCCACGTTAAACGAATTAACCACGTTTAATTACATTAAAATTCACGACGTCGACCATAACGGTGATACCCGCGATTACTACGCCTTTATTACTAACCTTGAATATTATAACGACGGTTGTACCTTTATCTATTTCTCAATTGACAACTGGAATACCTACAAATTTTACGTCGACTGGACGGGTAGTCACGCGATGGTACAACGGGGCTTCGTCGAGGAATGCCGCCGTGATGGTAAGGACTTCACCAATATGTTTAAAAAGGTGATGAACAATCCCGATGAAGTCGGCGGCGACGGGTGCGGGTACCTACGGGAAAGCGACCAGGTGGCCTTCCACCCTCGAACCGGGACCAATAATTCGGTCCGCTTTATGGACACGTCTATTAAATTCGTTCTCTTTACTACCCAACCCAAGGACGCCGCTACCGAACCGGGGTCTTATCTGGGTCTTTACACGCAATACCTTTACTATTTCATGGCGTACAATCCCAACAACATGAAACTTTACAACGTTGCGGTAAACGGGCGGACTATTTCCGCTCACCACGATAAGACCATTTCCGAAGCCTACCAGGAATTAAGCAAGGCGAAGGAGTTTGCCGGGTCCGATAGTTTGATTGTTGATAGTGAAATTTACAACTACCTGGGTATTCCGTTCACGATGGACGATACCACGATTAACTTCACTAATAACAACGTCAATTTAACCGAACAATCAACCTATTTAGTCCGCCTTCATAGTAATAGTTTCGTCTTTGCCCCGGAAACTGGTTACGCCGTCTTGTCCGAACATAACAAGCTCAACAACGGTGGTAGTAATATTTTTGAACGGCTAGTCAACTTTTACAAACAGCTTTACGGTCGAATGGTGCCGCTCAAGCTAATGGGTGAACCATTCTCCAAACTATTCTTTACGGACGGGAAGGGGACTAACCTTTCCCTCGACCTCCTTAAATTTACTACCCTCGCCACCGATGGTATCACCCTTAACCGTTTTGGCTCGATCAGTGAGAACGGCCACGAAACCTACACCGTCAACCATTACAACCGAAGCTCCACCGCCGACCAGAATAATTACGTCACCTACGAAAACGCCCTTGCGATCGACGACGCCGCCCGCGACGTACCGATCATTTTGGATAACTACACAATGTATCTAAACGCTAACCGTAACCAGCTCGCCAACGTCCGCGCCAACGCGAAGATGAACGAACGCCTCGCCAAACAAGGCAATTTAATTTCGCTCCAGAACACTAACCGCTCACTTGCGACGACCCAAAACGTCAACGCCTACGAAAACGGGCGGCGCATGGGTATGGCTAAGTTTGACGCCGCAACTGGGGTCGCCCAAGGTGTCGCGGGTGGTTTAATGTCTGGTGGTATCGTCGGCGGGGTCCTTGGTGGTGTCGGTGGCGCCATTAAGGGTGGTATTAATCTTTACAAGACTGGTTACAATAACGAAACCAGCGCCAATGCCCTCGCCATGCAAACAGCGACGCAAGCACAAAACGCCCGCGCCAACTACGCTTACCAAAACGCCGTTGCGACGAACAACTACGAACAAACAATTCGTTCTCAAAACGCCATGTTAGCCGACGTCCGTAACCACAACGATCAGATCGCGCACCAGGGGAGCAATTACCTGGTATCGTACCAGAACGGCAACCTTGCCATGCACTACCAGCTTTTTACGTGCCAAGACGCCGTGATGAAAAACGCTATGCTATACTTTAAACTTTTCGGCTACGAGGTCAACCAGTATGGCCCAATCGAACCGTGGTTCCGGGTTAAGCACACGTTTAATTACGTGCGCACCTCGAATTGCTTCCTATGGGGCAACCTCCCAACCTACGCAACCAACACGCTGGAAACCATGTTCGATAACGGTGTCACCCTTTGGTCAACCGACGAGGAAAGCCTTAACCGCTTCGTGCTACGCGATCAGGATAGCGACAACTTATTCGACCTCGATAACCCGTTTAATTAACCCTTGCAAAATATAGTCGCTGTGCTATAATATAGCCATGGCAAAGCTATCCCTCTTTGCCGGCCTTTTCTCCATTTTCTTTCTCCTCCATAATGGCAAATCCGTTGGTCACCGCCCACGGGTCCCGCAGTTCCGGTAGTTGCGAGGCTCATGGGTGGCGATCAGCGGCTTTTGTTTTACGACTTATAACGCATACGAAAAAGCCGTCGGTCATAACCGGCGACTTTTGTTTATTTTAAATTCTTAGTGCTAACCATGAACTCCCACGAAAAGGCGGCAATCCAAATTAGCCCGACGATATTCGCTTTAAGGATATGGTCCGTAAGGTAAAGGTAAACAAACCCAGCGCTTAACAGTGACCACACCATCGCTTTAATGCTTCCCACTATTTCTTGCCTCCTTTTTTAGTGCCCTTCTTCGGCGGCAAACAACGCTTCCCGAATTCCTTGCTAAGTGCATTCCCAAAACTGGATAAAATTACTTTCTTTGCCATTTTTATTTATCTCCTTTTCCTTATTTCTTGATTATAGTATAGTCGGTATTTCGTCGTTTGTCAACACTTTTATTAAAATAAGTTACTAACGGCTACAATATCATAAACGGCGATAACACACTTTCCTTCGTCGTAATAAGTTACCTCAAAATAACGGTCGTCCTGATCGTTTCGTATCAACACCTGGGCGTGTACTCCAATTTCGTTAAACCAGACGACCTCCAATTCTTTTTCATTAACCCCGTAATTTAAATATTTAGCAACCCTTTTCTTTGCGTCGCATTCAATTTTTGCCATATTTTATCTCCTTTTCCTTATTTCTTGATTATAGTATAATCGATATTTCGTCGTTTGTCAACACTTGTTATGAAATTTATTCGATCGATGATTTTCTCTTTGCGCCGCCGGTCGATCATGCTACAATTTTTATGAACCGTCATTGCTTCGCCGGTGCCCCGATTTTACCACGCGCACGTGGCCCCGATCTTGAAAATTTTCAACCACAACTTAGCCACC